ATTATCGGCTGGGCATTGCTGGCGAGTGTCGTAGTTATCTTCGATGCCTGGGCATTGACGGCGAAACGCCAAACGATGTCCGCCGCATTTTTGGAGGCGACACGTAAGCCTGTATGCCGTGAGGTGTTGGCGATTATGTGGGGGGCGCTCACTTGGCATTTGTTTGGGGGGCGGCCTGACCCATTGCGGAAATTGGTGGGCTAGTCGTGTAGTATGACGTTCAACCTTAGGAGGCTGAATGTCAACAATAGAAGTGTGTGGATGCCACCAACTCAATGTGTGTCCAAACTTATGGATGGGGGATCCCCAAATACTTGAACTGACTATCGAGTCAGGCGAACAGTGTTGGGTGACCCCTGATGGGATGGCGCATTACGATCTCGCTGCTGCCCAAGCTCGACTAAAAGAACTTGTTTATATTCCCGAACCCGTGTTTGGTGGTGAGGGGTGACCAAAACAAAGGCAACGAAATACAAAGGCCGCAAGCCAAGTTATCTCCCTGTATGCGATGGGGTGTGCGATGGGTATTTGAAGAACCGTTGCGATAAATGCAAGCGTGCCGTTAAACGCTGGTCCTCGAAGGGGGATCGTGGCGTGTCGAGTTACAAAGAAGGGGCGTTCTCTGATGTTGATATTGTCAGGGCAAACCCTCATTTAGCTTGGTCCGATAAACAGTTAAAGAAGGCAGGATTGAAATGAACGACATGGGACAAGACGCAATAGATGAGCTATGGGAACAGACCCACACCGCTTTGCATGTGATGCGTTCTTTCGCATCGCACCTAATGGAACAGTCCGCTCGACTCGAGAACGCTATGGTGGATTTCGCACCCTGGTACGAAGAGCTTTGTGGCCCTCAAGATGAGGGGGGCGACAACGTTGTTCCCTTCCCCACTGAGGACTGATGCCGTGGGTAGCGATCTGGCTACTCATTGATATTGCTGGAGTTAACGCTTCGAGCCCCGATCACCTCAAAATCGTAGAAGCTAGTAGTTCTTATGATTGGCCGGTGGTCGAGGCTCTTAGTGTTGCCTGGTGTGAGAGTCAGTTTAATCGGCGTGCCTACAACGGGGTTGATCATTCTGTGTGGCAGATAAATCAGGACTGGTGGGGGGACCGCATTTTTGGGAAACGCATGTGGGGGGACCGCTATGAGATCCACACAAATGCTGCTATGGCCTACCACGTATGGAAGGCTGGGGGGCGCTCATTTAAGTGGTGGGCATGTGGGTCCCACACTAGAAGATGAAGGGTCGTTATAATGGAGCTAGCGCGATAGAAGGCACGCCCCTGAGGGGCGCGCGAGCAGCTAGCGTTAGGAGACAAATTGCAGGCATCAGCGACATGCCAAACCTGTGGACGCACTGATTCAGTGAGCGTTTGGAAACAGGATTGGGACAAGTACATGGGGGGCGAGGTAGTCCAGAATGTGTGGGGCTACTTTGACGCAGACAAACGAGAAATTCTTCGAGGAGCTCGAGCGGGATATTATTTCTGTCCTCCTTGTTTCGATGGTCTTCACAGCGTCGAGGAGGAATCGTGAAAGTAAGAGCTCCTCGACATGAACATAAGTTCAGGCAAAGTTTTTTGAATCAGTGGTTTCTTTGCCCAGAGTCCGCTCGACGGAAGCACCTGGGTTTGATGCCGCCCGAAACGAACAACAGTAATTTGGTGCGGGGCAACGCTGTGCATGGTGCCATTGAATGGTTTGGGGGGGAGTGGATGGAAACGAATCGGCTTCCTGATGCTGGGGATCTGATCGAGTTCGGGTTAAACGAGTTCGAGCTTTTCGCCAACGAAGATGGGACAGTTTGGCATCAAGATGCTGAACAGGTGGAAGGTGCGGTGCGGGGCAACCTCGACATGTGGTACACGGAAGTTCTCCCGCAACTAGACTGTCCCACCGATGTGGAGCTTTACTTCAACAAAGTTCTTTACGAAGATAACGACCGTGTAATTCGTCTTTCTGGAACCTGCGATTGGGTTCAAGATGAATGGCTGGTTGACTGGAAGAACCCTTCGAAGGCTCCTCGGAAGAACGAAATGTGGATCAAACATCGATCCAATTTGCAGTCTCATGTGTATACGTGGGCGTTAGAAACACCAAAATTTTCTCTGTGTCATTTGTCGCAACCCGATGTGGCCTGGACCCATATGGAACGGGGCTTTCAGGACCATGCGGCACTCACAGATCTATGTCTTTCTGTAGCGATACAGATAGAAGCGAACCTACCATCCGCGATTCAACAGTGGGACTCATGGTATTGTTCACCGAAGTGGTGCGGAGCTTGGGACACTTGCCGAGGCAAGTTCTTAGGTGAAGACCCTTTCTAGTCAGCCATCCACAAACGATAGGAGTAAGCATGGCTAGCGATTACAACCCCTCAACGGGGATTATCCAAACAGCCGCCCATGTGGCGGGTCGAATACACGCAGGCTCAGGAGATAGAGAAGCTTGGGCGGTTTCATTTGAAACAGTTCTTGCAGTCCTCTTAGAAGAGGTCGAAGACACTAACTCCAAAAGCGCTGCGTCTACTACGGGAAGCGTTTCCAGGTCTAGTGATAACGCAACTCCGACGTTAGCTACCCCACCAAAGGGTGGCGATAGCAACGGCTTTCTCTCTAACAATGAGAAGCAAGCAATGTGGGATTTCCTTTGGGAGAACCCAAGCACAGTCTTCAACAACTATGGAGACAGTCGAGCGAAATCTGGTGGCGGCAAAGGCCCCGATTTCAAATTCCGCAACGACTGCGGAAATGACAACTTCAAAGGAGAAGGGCTGTGGACTGACAGCATGCCTTCTTCTTTCCGCACCGCTGAAGGTATCGTAGAGTTTGCCAGCAAAGGTCAAGCACTCGATGCCCTTAGGGAGCGAGTAGGATGAGCGAAGGGCCGACACTGTTAGAAGCCTCCCTGATTGAGTCACTCATTGATGAGCGGCTCGATAATGTTGCGGAAAGTCAGTCTCCAGGTTCCGAAACATCTTCTTCGGTGTCGGCCCCCTCTTCCCTTATTGAGCCCACCTCTACAGCTATAGATGGGTGGCTTGATTACTCAGAGAACCCGCAGTCACGTTGGATGACGGGGTTCCACAGATTAGATGTTCTTACCCGTGGTCTGGGCCGTGGGGAAATGATGCTGTGCGTGGGGCGCAGCCATTCAGGTAAATCCCAGTTCCTTTATCAAGCCATCGTCAACACTGTGATGAACCAAGACGATGCACGCATACTCATTTTCTCTCCCGATGAGCCAAGAGAACTAGTAGTAGCGAAACTTTATTCCATCATGTTTGGTGTGAACGGGGCAGAGGTCGAGCATGCGTTACGCAACGGCGACCCTGAAGTTAAAAACCATTTACAAGAACTTGGGGAAACAGGGAACCTATTTGATCGTTTGATTATTCACGATGGTTCTCCGAGTTTTCGAATCATGCACGACGTGATGTTCGAAGCCGAAGATTACTGGCAGATGCCAACGACTATGGCAATGGTCGACTACCTGGAATTGTTGGTACCAGATGCAAAAGAATCAGGAAGCCAAGCTGTTATCCGTTTGGCGCAAGCCTGCAAACGATGGTGCAAAGAAGCCGATCTGCCTCTTGCAGTGGTTCACCAATCAGGGCGAGCAAACGAACGAGGAACCGCTGGAGGTATTTCCGTTGCTCGATATGGTGGAGAACAAGAATCACATCAGGTCATCGAGATCTACCGTCAACGCGACAGGAAACATTTAACCGCAGGCGAAGCGGCCTTCCACAAGAACTCAATAAACGTCAATCTGGTTAAGAACAAGCGGCCACCTAACCGCCTCGAAGATCTTCTTTACTACATCGACGAGGATTGTGGATCTATTTGCGAGTACACCACAGACCGAGAACCAAGTTATGAGTTCTGAATGGGTGGAACGCAGCAGATGGATTGCCGAAGGAATTGAACGAGGGTGGGTGAACTCTCCAGTGTGTTCAACCCATGAGGAGTTCATGTCCGAAGAAGAAGTTGAATTGTTTTGGGCGGGCTCCGACCCTTGCATAGTGGTAATGAGGATCAATGAGTGACGGAGAGCTAGTCAAACGATTCGCTGAACTTCACCAAGGTGGAGCAATAGCAGACCTCTACGGGGGAGGGGTACGTCCCCGCAAAGACGCTGCAGGAGCTCCAACAGGACACAACGGAGCATCCTGGTACATCAATGTAGAAGCACACCTCTTTGGCGAAGAACCGTTAGCTGTATATCCGATCTTGCGTGACACAAACCAACTCTGGTTCGGTGCAATCGACTGGGACATAGGCGACGACGACTCTTTAGTGCATGCCTACAACGTAGAACAAGCTCTGGCTTATCTGGATATCAACTCGTTTGTTGAAATGTCCAGGTCTAAAGGTGTTCACTTGTGGATCTATGTTGATGAACCAGTTGAAGCAGAGCTTATGAGAAACGCTTTAACTTCTATTTGCGATGTGGTTGACGCACCAACAACAGAAGTGTTCCCTAAACAAATATCGTTAGAAGGCAAAACGTTTGGGAACTGCATCAGATTGCCTTACCCCAAGGTGCGCTCTACGGGCCGTCAGGGCGTTCGTAAGGGCTCATGGTCGTTAACCCTTGAAGATTTCGTTGAGGCCGCATACAGCAGCAGAACCACCGCAGAACACCTCGAGAAAGTAGCTTCGTTAGCTAAACCCAAACCGAAGCCTGCCCCATTAACACAGAAACGAATAAGTTTCCGACGAGAATACCCAGTCTGGTTAAATGACATGCTGCGTTACGGGCCATCAAGAACAAGAGCCACAGAAGACCGATCAGGAGCACTGTGGTCAGTAGCGGTCGGGTTAGCTTTCGCAGGCCACGACCCCAAAGAAATGAGAGAACTTCTAGTTGATTGGGATTCTCAATGGGGGCAGAAATACACAAACAGAAACGACGCTGACGTACAATACGACACGTTGGTTTCGAAAGCGTTAACCCACGCTCAAGAAGAACAACAAAAATTCAAACTCAAATTTAAGGGCAGCAATGACGGATCTTGAAGGAAGCTACTTTGTTCACGTCGCCTCGAGGCCGAAACCCAAAGAACGGCCCCGCATGACAAAACGAGGACACGCTTTCACACCCAAAACAACACACGACGCAGAACAATGCATACGAGATGCCTGGGAAAAATCAGGCAACCCAACTTTCGAAGGACCAGTATCGGTCGTAATCGTTTACAGCAAAGAAAGCACTTCGATATGGGTTGCACCAATGACCTTGGAAACCAAAAACTGGGGCGGTGACGTAGACAACCTAGTCAAACTCACACTCGATGGGCTACAAGGAGAAAACGGAGCGTTCCTAAATGACTCTCAAGTACGGCGAGTGGACGCAATAAAGCTATGAAATACACCCTTCAAGAAAGATTCAATGGCACTTGGGGAGACATAGCGGAAGGACAATTCGAAGCACACTACCCGAACGCCTTACGTTACGGGTTAAACAAACCACCACTTGGTTGGGGGGTCGAACGGCTCCCTCTGATGATGCGATACACCCCCGACTACATTCTCCCAAACGCCTTAGTAGAAGTTCAAGGCTTCGGGAAAAACGGGTTAAAGATCAAGTTCGAGAAGCTACGAGCCCTCGACCTGTGGAACCAACAACTTCCCGTATATTTCTGGCTGTGGAGTTCAGCTAGATCTGATAGTGTATGGGTACCCCTTGAAGGGATTTGGGAAATTATCGATGGGAATAAAGTCACATTGGATTCTTATAACGATACGAAACGCGGCAAAGCGTATATCAAAATTCGGCCTGGAGATCTCCCGTGGGATATCCATGCCAGCCCGTCGATTCGCTAGAAGCTCTAGCCGTTCAAGACGAGTTCAACCAAGAGATCCACTCGAAGGTTGGTGGATGCCACCAGACCAACGAGTCGAGCTCGCAGTTGACGAAGAACTCGAAGACGCTGTAGCTGAAGCTTTGAAGCATTGCTGCGAAGATGACATCGACCGAATGGTCGTCGAAGCCTTGTTTATGGCAAGCTTGTCGCTACGCAAAGCAGAACAAATTACAGGAATACCGAAAACAACTATTGCTCGTCGCCGTGACGGGCTAAAAGTTCGTTTAGCCACTTACTTGAAACAAGAACCAAGTGTTCAAAAAAGATTGGTCACGGCTCCTGAACGTCAGAAGCAATATCTATAAATTCCATGAAGTGGCCAAGCCACCCAGCGACAAACGAACCGGCACTCATGTTTCCATCTTGAGCGTCTTGCCACGCACAAACCAGTTCGCTCACTTCCTCAGGGGAAAACACTAAAAGAATACCCAGCTGTTCTTCATCGCTTGGATTATTCTTAACCCATTTGGCGTGAGTTCCATCGTCCATCTCGAAGGTATTGCGATTACGAAGAAACTCTTCTTCGACATCACTCTCGAGGGCTTGGCCTCCTTCGGCCATCCATGAAGCCCATCTCTCCTCGAGATCTTCCACGGTTTCAGCGTCCAAGCCTGGCTTTGGCGAGAGATTTGAGGGAGGCGATTCCTGCTGCAGCCATCGCTGTTCCAGCCGCTTTGACGCTTGAAACATCAGTAACAACAAGAATAGCAAGGCCAGCTTCGACGGCTGTCCAGATTGTTCGTTCAAACCAATCGCCCCAATCCATTTTCTTATTCATCTCAGTCACTTCTTTTTTCTCCTAGATTTCCTGGCATTCGAATGAGCTATAGCCGCAGCTTGATCACGAGAATACCCGTCAGTAATTAGTTTCCCTATATTATGTGAGATGGTGTCCCTCGAAGAACCTTTCTTCAAAGGCATCTTAATACCCCGAAGAACGCCGCTTAGGTTTCCTCGTAGGCGCTTTAGGCTTTTGAGGTCGTTTAGCTTTCTTAGGTTTTTTCATTTGCCGAACGGACGCCCACCATGCGCTTGATTTCCAAGTGCAGTGGATCGGAGGAAAGAAGCATCAGCTTTCGCCTTAGCAGCCATGTCAGCCATGTTGTCAACCGACGACGAATCGTATGGTTGTTCATCAGCATCCCCGAAAGTTTCTCCGAATTGTCCGTAACCTTTGCCCTTAGGCATATCCATCTCCTTACTGAAGGAACAAAGCGTGAAAGGTTCTTACACCACACACACCATCGGGCTTCAAATAGCCCTGTGATCTTTGGAACTGCTTTAACGCAGCTGTGGTCTTACGACCCCAAATACCGTCAACAGGCCCAGGATCAAAGCCACGTTCAGCTAAACGTTCCTGAACCACACGAACAGCTTCACCTCGAGAACGTCGCCGTCGACTCAAAGGCCGCCGAGCAACCTGCTCTTTGATGCTTTCCAAATAAACAGCGGCACTTTGTACCGTTGTTTCTTCAACTACGCCGTTCACAGGCATCCCCTGTTGCAACCAAGAAGTAAGATACGACCCAGGACATGATGTGGAACCCAGCTTTGAATGCGGTTTGACCCACAGCTTTCCTCCATAACGAGCCTGAATTTCCTCCACTTTAGCGCGAATTAAACGCAAGTTCTCCTCGGCAACCTCTGCTGAACCCCATCCTGCATAGCAAATGCTCTCTGTTCGAGAGTTCCATCCTTTGGTTGCACCCGAGATGACTCCTGCGCCACGGCCTTCATAAAGAACACCGTCAGAAATAAGCCAGTTATAGGCAATACCACGCCACCCTCGAGTTTTCATGTGGAAACGCTCGTAAGCTCTTACCGCATCTTCTCCCGAAGGGCCGTTCTTCACACCGCTGTGATGCAACACAATACCAACCACCCTTGACGGGCGAAGCCTAGAGAAAGGCTTGGCTGGCGGTGTAGCACCCCATTCGGTTCTAGTTACATATCTCACTACAGGGTATGCAGGTGTGTCCCGTTAGACTCTGCGCCTTTCAATATCTTCTACATCTCTAAGATCTTGAGAATGGCGAACTTGGTCTTTGATAAGCTGATTTCTTCGTTCTTGAAGGTCGTTCACACGGAACCCGCCACCAAATAAGAACGAGATCCACGTCATAGTTGCTCGACGCCTCTTCGCTTCTTCATCACCAAACAATCTGCGATGCCGCCCAAAGATAGGAGACAGTTGTTCAACCAAATAAATGTCGTGATCCCTCATCTTCCACTCACCCTTGTTGTTTTTTACCGCTTTGCCAAACATCCCCAAAGCAGGCATCAACCCAGGAATAGCTTTATAAGAAGAAGGAATCTGCTGGTATCTTCCACTAAACGGAATGTCAGCAAAGAACTGTTTCTTCGCCCAAATTTCTGCTGGTGTCTTCAACCAAGGATAAATACCGCCAGTGACAGTACGAACAGGAGAAGTAGGTTCCTTCGTTAACTGGAACAGCTGTCTAAACGGCGTGTCAGGCACAGCATAAATTCTGCCTCCGAAACGGCCACCTGATCGCCACGGCAAACGTATACCCATCATCTCAGCGTAATAGTCAGGTTTAACTCGTTCATCTTCGCTGCCAAGCTCAATAGCTCTTTTCGCTCGCAAGAACCCAGTCCAAGCCTGAGGTTTTTTGCCAAGCGATTCGATCAACACAGGAATAATGTTTTTCTGCCATGTGTAGAAAGGAACAAACGCTTTGATTCCACGCTCAAACTTTGTTAAATCCTGATAATCGAAATGGTATTTGTTGATGGCGTTCATGGCGTCTTCTCGAGTGCCACCTTTTTTCATTATGTCGAACCCAAGAGCTCCACGCAAAACAAACTCTGCTCGTTCGTTCTGCGTTCGAACAGCCACAAAGGGTCTGAAATCGGCGCTAAACGGGTTCCAGCCGCCTTTACCACCGTTAGGGTCAGCCATCAACCCCTCACGGAACCCGTATCTTCTGGTGCGTTCTAACGGCATTCTGCCCTCGAGGACAGCGCTAGTAACTTCAGACCAAGCTTGACCGTTGCCAACAATGCCGCTTTCCAACAAGTCAGCAAACACTTCCCAATCCTCAGCAGTAACAGTTCTGTTTATGCCAAACATGTTTTTCAAACGAGTGCTCTTACCCTCATTCGCAAGCAACCTGGCACCCAACACAACATCCCCAGCACCAGAATCTTTCACTTTTTTATAGGCTTCTTGAGCCATAGCTGCGACACGGCTGTGAGTTCCCATCTCAACACCAGCAACCAAACTATTAACCATCGCTCCACCCATAAGGTTTCGCATAATGAAACCAGGCGAAGCAACAGCTTGAGCTTTCCACCAGTTAGCAACTTTCAAATACACATCCAAAGCTTTGTTCATTCTCTTCGGATCGTACAAACCGGCGCTGCTTCTAATCGCTTCCTCAAACATGCGCCAGCCTTCTTCGTCCATGCCGCCCATGAAGTACTGTGGTACCCCACCGCCGCCACCGCCGCTGCCACCTGGAACAAGATCTTTAGAAAGCTGCCTATAAGAATTAGTGAAATTAGTTAAAGCATTTCCGTAAGCATCAGCAAACGCCGACATCATCACACGGTTCTTCATAACTGCTCTAATTGCTTCTTCTTGAGAAGCGGCAGCACTAACTTGATCAAGAACGTTATCGGATTCAGCTAATAATCTAAGTTCGTGTCGAAGATTTTCTTCTATTACAGCTGCAGCATTATCGAACTGCATTGCCTCAGCCGCTCGAGTCCAATTATCGGCTTGAGCTAACTCCAAAGCCTCATCAGCTTGAGCTTTTTTTAACAGCATATCTTCAAGGTTTTTTACAGCAACATCGAATCTTTCAATGATGCGAGCCTGAACGTTCATTAACGCTTCTTGTTTAATTTCCGCAAGCGGACGATCCGTGAAACCTATAGGCAAAACATTTGGATCTGTGGGTTCCACAGTAGTGACACCCTTGCCAGCAGCCCTATCCTTCGTGGGGATTTTGACACCGTCTTGAGTGAGTTCCGCCACACTGAAATCAAGTTCGTCAGCTAACTCGCCTTTGCGAATTTGCCTCCCCAAAGCAGCAACTACAGGTTGCATCTTTGAACGGAAGTTTCGTAAACGTTCAATGCGGGCTTCTATCTCTGTTGCCTGCGTTGATTCTCGCATAATAATGTTTGCGTCAATTACTTGATCCAACGCTTCAAGCACCATCATGTTTTCTGCAAAGCTACGACCTTGAGGGTGGTCAAATATGCCACCGCTTTCCCCAACGAGATCTTGCTGAATTTTCTTTCGAACATCAGCAGGAACCACGTCCTTGCCTAGCTGCATCATTATCGGTTCATCAATAGCTTCAGGCCACGGCCCTTTCCCAGGACCTCTCCAAGACCCAGGACCAGGAGGCCCCCAAGGGAACCCTTTACCCGAAACTCTTGGTTCGTCAATAAATTCGTAGCCAGCTTTCCGCCAAAACTCTCGAGTTTGTGATTCACCTGTGATACGTGCAACAGCGGACGGATCGAGCTCAAGCGCAGGTAACTCCATCCAAGATTCATTCGCTATTTCATCTTCGATCCGAGCCAACCTGCCCGCAAATTCTGAATCTTGAGGGCTTTTCCTTGACAAATCACCCCAAATCGTGCGTTCGGCTTCCAAACGCAATTTCCTGGCTTCCCGAAGTCCTTCTCTTTCACCCATAATCGCTTCGAGATCATCAAGATAAAATTTGACGACCTGCGGGAAATCTCTGTAACTCTGAACGTTACTTGCTGTCGTGCTGCCGCCTTCGACGTTTTGGTTCATAAGTTCAGCTAAAGACACTTCGTTAAAAGAACTACTTTGACCAACGTACATAGGTCTGCGAGCTTGGATGTCACCAAAGAGAAAATCTAGTATCTGATGAGGATGCTGATATTCTGCTGCTTCCATAGCGTTGACGTAGCCACGCTCAACCATCAAATCCAATAACTTGACTGGGTGAACGTAAAAAGTTTTACCTGAATCGCTGTAATGGAATGGGCCACCATCAACATGCAAACTAGAAACATGCGTATCTATGTTTGGCCTTTGTCTTTGTATGGTTCCTTCCCAACCTTCATAAGGTCGACCCAAAAGAGCGGCAACAATATCGTCAGCAATTTCAGAGTTCCCAAACTTTGCCGTTAACTGAGCGTGGATCTCTTTAGCGTTATCCCAACCATCGTCGTATTTGAACTCGATAAGTCTAGGGTCGCCAGCAGTACGAATCTGCCCAAGGTCATTCCAACGAGGATCAAGGATTCGCTTTTTCCTTGACCCAGCTGAAACAACCCAATCCAAAGCCTCAAAAATTCCTCGTTCTATTTTGAGGTAGTATTCTTGTGCTTCTTTTTCCGTCATTTCAGCTAACGGTTTCGGCGGCACAGCGCTAGACACATCATAAAATGGGGCGTAACCATACCAGCCACGCCAACCATCTTCAGCAGGAATAACTTTTCCTGTTTCTACCTCTACGATTTCGGCACTATCAAAATAACTATTTTCGGGGAATACGTCACCAACATATTGAGCAGGAGGATCACCTATTTTCCGCCCTGAAGGAAGTTCCTTCTGACCAGCAGAAATCAAAGGCTCATACGCCGCTTCTTCAATCGCTAAACGTCGACGCAAAGAATGAACATCTCGAGCAGCGTTATCCATCGTCGCGAAATATTCTTGCACTACATGAGGCTCGGCGCTTTGAAGAGCCATCAAACGGATCAACAAACTTTCACCCATCTGGGCGCGCATCGAATAGTTATCGTCGACACTCACCCCTTCTCGGGCCAATGATTGCGTCATGTCCCACACGTTGTACGGTCCAGGCTCAACAACCGCAATGGGAACATCCATAGTTGCCATAAACTGTGGCTGCAACATGCGTTCAGCAACTTCAATGCTTTCAGAAAACTGAGGCAACAAAACTTGTTTAATGTAGTGCTCTAATCTGAAATACCCCTGCGCCGCAGCTTTGTGGTAGTCGTCTGTGACACGTTCACCTGTGGACCCCAACCTTCGTTTAGGGTCGTACCTCTTACTTCCCACATAGTTGTCTCTAATATTCCAATTCAACACTCCCTTATCTTCAGGATATCCTGAGAGTCTGTTAAGTTCGCGTCGAAGAATAGTGCCATCTTCATCGTGGGTTCGCCAAAGAGCTTTCAGGAAAGCTTCTTCTTGTTCTGAAAGATTGGGGAAAAAAATATCGTCAATAGTTATTGCCCCAGCCTTAGACAAAGGCTGATCCAACGCTTCTGGGGTAAGATTTGCTTGATCGAACCATACATCAGGGATAATGGATTGAGTTTCCCATCCAGCGCTACCTTCTGGAGGTGGAAGATATCCAGTGAACACCATGTCTTGTTCAGGGAGCCCTTCAGCACCTGGTGCTCGACCTTTAAGGTCAACGTATCTTTGTTTGTTTCTTAAATCGTAAACAAAAGCGTAAACATCGTTAGTTGTAATATCGCTTGCAGTTAACGACGTTGCTTGTACATCATTCCAATAGTCAGCAATAACCTGTCTTAAAGCAGGATTATCTGTGACCTCCATAAACAAAAGCATTTCGTGTTCAAGCATGTCAACTAAAGGAACAC